AGGAATGATGGTCATGGGCGGTCTCGGCTTGTTCGGCGACGTCATCCACTCGGCTGTTAGCCAAGTAGACAACGGTGCATATGGCCAGCAGCGGATGTGGTCGACAGTCCTTGGCCCATCGTTTGGATTGGGCAACGCCGTGATGCAAGTCGGTGCAGGTCTTGCAGACGACAGTGACAACTCAAACGCCAAAGAACGCTCGGCTACTCGTGAGGTTGCGACCCGCATCCCAGTCCTTGGTGGAAACCGCAAGTTCCGCGAGTCTGTGGTCGACGCAGTTGCAGGAGAGCAGGGCGAGAAGGGCGGTACAGGAGGCTGGGCATCCGGCTCTTGGGGAAGTGAGTGGAAATGATAACAGTCGAACAGTTCCTAGCTTGGAAGATACTGCCCCGATTTATGATGCTGGTCAGTACAGCGATGTCTTGGCGATGTGCTGAATGGTTTATGTCGCTAGATTCCCCAACGGCCTCTCAGTCCGCTTTCGTTTCTGTTGTCATGGGCGTTATGACGGGCGTCTTCGGCATCTGGATGGGGCATGAACACAAGAGCGTTTAGCAATGACAGTCGATGCCTTCTTGCTGCTGGTTTATCTCGGCACAGGTGACGCTCGCAGACTTGAGTCTGGCACGATGTATTGGAGGTCAATTAACGATTGTAATTGGTACGCAAGCCAAGTGAGCAAGAGGTACGGGAACTATGAGTACGGTGCCTACCTCGACCCAAGAGACAGAGTGACTGCCTACTGCGTACCGCGAACCGTAAACTCTGACGAAGTGAGGATATACGACAGATGATACAGGCACTAATAGGCCCAATAGCTAGTCTTGCTGGCTCTTGGATGGAGAAAAAGGTTACTGAGCAGAAGAGTAAGTCTGCCGTAGCCTTGGCTAAAGCTGAAGCTGAAGCCGAAGTTATGAAGGTCGCCGCCACACACGAGGCTGGTTGGGAAAAAATCATGGCCAAGTCCAGCGACAATAGTTGGAAAGATGAAGCGTGGACGATCCTGTTCATCATTATTATTGCGATGTGCTTTGTGCCTTTTACCCAACCTTTTGTAGAGCGTGGGTTTGCGGCTCTTTCTAATACGCCATCGTGGTTTCAATACGCTGTTTACGCCAGCATAGCGGCGTCATTCGGTTTGAGAGGACTAAAGGGGATGAAGAAATGAACATCGACAAGCTACGCGCAGACCTCGAAGCAGACGAAGGTATCAAGTACGAAACCTACATGTGCTCTGAAAACAAGCTCACCTTTGGTGTGGGGCATTTGGTCTTGGAGTCAGACCCTGAGTACAGTCAGCCAGTGGGTGCGCCTGTGTCTGCGGAGCGCGTCACAGAGTGTTTCAATGCAGACATACAGATGACGCTGGACGATTGCCGCATCATCTTCCGTGACTTCGATGGTTTTCCAGAAGAAGCTCAGTTGTGCTTGGCCAATATGTGTTACCAATTAGGCCGCCCGTCTCTTAGCAAATTCGTTAAGTCTGTGGGCTATGCAAACGATCACATGTGGTCTGAACTCAGCGAAGAAATTTTAGACAGCAAGTGGGCGAAAAGTCAGACGCCGAACCGCGCGAAGAGAATTTCTGATCGTCTGTCGTTGATTGAAGTGCCAGCCTAGTCTTTGATCTTACCTTCACCAAGTAAGGCTCCGTAGCCACATATGTCGACTGCCGAGTCTTCATGGTGAGGTGTAACGATTAGTCTGCACATCTTGAGCGCGAGCAAACATAAGTAAACCTCGTTCACCGAAACATCTTTTTTCAGAATGACAGACCAAGTCTTTGCCACGTTCTGGTGGTTTTCCCAAGCATCTCCATAATCTTTTGCTCTTGGCCCGTTAATTTTGTATCTGGCATCATCTAAAATTTCATCGCGTTTCATCAAACATCATCCCTAATTCAATTCGTTTCATGTAATTGTCCAGACGTCTGGCATCGAACTCCATCTTGGCGACCTCTTCTCTCGTCAACCGCAACTTATCCAAAGCCTTTGTGTGTTCATCTTCTGGAACATCGACAAACTGAAGACGCTCTAATATCGAAGCAATTTTGTTTTCTTGCAGGGCGATATTATAGAGTGCCTGATTGTGTTCCTCTTGTAGGTTCAGCAAATCTCGAAAATCATCCATCATTCTTTGTCCATCGGGGCATAACGCTGGTAATCAGCGCAAGCCGCTTCCGCCTCTTCATCGTGCTTTGAACAGTGCCAAAGACCTTTTTCTGTAGGAAAAGAGAACTGACAAGTAACGCAAGTCTTGGGTACTGGGGTATCACCCCAACATACACCGCGCTTAAAACACCCACGACAACGCCAGTCTTCTTCGTCTGACGCCACCTTTGCTGTCTTGTTTTGCAGTGCTCTATCAACTCTCTCCCGCAGAAAATTGAACTCGATCTCGTCGAACTCAATGATCTCGGCGTGGTACTCTGAACTGTTCTTGTTGACCGCAACAAGCATGGCTTCCGTAAAGTTTGCCATACCCATCATCATCGTGACCTGCCCAAAGTATTGAGGGTGGCTTTTCCTGACACCGTGCTTCACAAACTTGTTGAAGCTGGCATTGTTCATCGACTTGATTTCCAAGACGCGCAAGACGCCGTCATCCATCTCGATGTGACCATCCATATGACAGACGACGTGACCGCCTAACTGCTCATACGAATGTTGCCTACCAGTAAACCCGTCCTTCTCCCAGACGCGGACGTCTGCCTTCTCCTTTAAGTCTTTGACGACCTCGTCTTCGAGAATGTGGCCAAGCCGGAAGATACGCTTCAGCTTCGGGCTTGGTTCATTGTTCGGGAACCCTCTCATGTTAAAGGACAGGACAGCGTCACAGGGGTTGCCGACAATCGACGCACCAATGTAACACCGTGCTTTGCCTTCGCGCTCCTGCTTATCGTAGCCATCATCAATAGCAACGATAAGGTCTTCTACTGTCCTGACCTCACCCATGCTTAAAACGGAATATCGTCGTCAAGATCAGACGAGTTTCCTGATCCTTCTGGAGCTGTGGCTCCGGCAGGTTTGAAGTTCTTGACCTCAGATGATCGACGCATAGTCCCATCATCACCCTTCCATTCCTTGCCAAGATCGACAACAACATTGCACTCAAGACCTTTGAGCGATGCGATGTCCTCTGGCTTGTCTGGGTTTGGGTGATTGGCGGCGACCAGAAACGTCTTCAACTGACGCATACCAATGTCGACAGCTTGTGGGTTTTTGTTCGCCACATTGAAGTTTGCTGAAATCTCGCCTGTTCCATCGACAGCTTCGAGTGTGGCTTTAATCATTTTGCCACCAGTCTTAGTCGACACAACCTCTGCCTCGATGCACTTCACATGATGCACACCCTTCTGAAGACGCGATGAACCACTGCCCTCCGAAACATTGCTCAAATCTAGTGAGCCAAAACCATTCCAACTCATAATCATTATTCTCCTTCGCTGGTTTTCTTGCTGAACTCTGCGTCACTCATAGACATTCGAGCCAGCAACTCAGTAATGTCCGAAACTTCTTCGTAAGGCTTCAGACGGTTAAGAGGGTCACGCACTTTGCCGTGCCACCCCGATACTTCATCAGTCGCCACATAGCGTCTGACCTTTGGCATACCCTTCTGATCCTTCTCAGTGATGCGGACACCACAGAGGACATGGTCAAAAAGTGCGGGTATGTGCTTGGCTACAGACTTGCCTTTGACAAGCGGCCAATACTGCGTGACGTCGTTGGCGTCTTGCTCTTCCATTGCAAGACACGTCACCAAAACGTGGATCGGCAAATCCCTGATCCACTTCAATGAGCCGAGCATGAGGCGGCCATAGTCACCCCACTTTTCAAACCCATTCTTGTTGTCTTGATGTTTGTATTCGAGCCACTCAAGCAGACGCTCAGACAACTCAGTCAGGCTGTCGACGGCTACCCATTTATAGCCTTGTTTCTTGAACTCTTCGCTCTGCATCATCTGCATAATCGAGCGAAACGAGTAGTCACCATTGGCTGGATCGGCTGGGACACAATCAAGTGTCTCATCCTTTTTCTTGACGATGCGGCCATCCCAAGACGAGAACGGCAAGTAGTCGATGTCGACGTCCTCGATAGATTTCAGACCTGCTTCACCTGACAGGATCAAGCCTTTGCCGTAACGCTTCTGGTAGAAGCGACACTGGTAAGTCTTGCCATATCCGTGGTGTGCATAGAGCAACACCTTTGTCGGCCCATGTTTCTGGATATCCGACGTTTTCATTACACTGAACATAAATCCTCCTCATCATCATAATCAGTTCTGTGAACACCTTGACACACCCAAAGGTGTAACGTACACAAGACAGACATGCAATAGCAAAAACGAAAAGGAGCAAAAAAGTGAGCGCAAAGCTGAACATTTCACGGCTCATCGCAGACCTTGGTGGAGCATCAGCCGCCGCCAAGATCACAGGCACAGTAAGAACTGCGCCTTATGGATGGATCAGTCGGAACTATGTGTCCAGCAGCGTCCTTGAGAAAATCAAGTCTCACGATCCAGACCTAGATTTAGACGCCTATTTTGATGAGGAACACGATGAAACCAAAGACGAAGCTGGAAGCAGCACTAGATTATCTTGACCGTGGATGGTCAATCATACCAATCAAACCCGAAGCAAAGCGTCCAGCCATTAAATGGCTGGACTTTCAATCTCGGCTACCAACTGAACAGGAAGTTACAGAGTGGTGGACACGCTGGCCTGACCATGAAATTGCCATAGTTACTGGCGAGATCAGTGGTGTGGTTGTCGTGGACTGCGACAATGACGAAGCGGCACACGCCGCGTTCGATGCGAACATGCGCTCGACCATCAAGGTCAAAACCAAGCGTGGCTCGCATCTGTATTTCGAGCACCCAAAAGACGGCATCAGACGCGGCCCTCGCGCTGGCGTGAACAGCCGTGGTGCAGACTGGCCAAAGATTAACGGCTTGGATTTTCGGGGCGACGGAAGCTACGCTCTGCTTCCGCCGTCCAAAAACTACATCTGGGATTACCCAACAGACGTGTTCGACTGGGATGAAATGCCAGTCTGGGAAGACTGGCGTCCAACCCTGAAAGAGCGGCCTGAAGCTGGAGACTTCACATTCGAGGAGCTTGACCTGTCGTCTGTGACGACCATCCACCCAGACGAGTTCATAAGCGAGTGGGATCGGACGGCCAAGTTTGTACGGGAGAACTTCCCATCAACTCTCAAGATACCAACTGGCTTGGGCAATGGTCGCAATGAACGTCTGATGCGTTACGTCAGCGAGAGCATCAGGTCTGGTTACTTTGATGCCGAGCTGCGCGTCAGAGGTCACGCCTTCATGCGCCAGTTCTTTGAGGAATGTCTGTCAGACTTCGAGTTCGAGGCAACTTGTAGCTCGATGGAGCAGAGCGAGAAGCGCAACCATCCAGAGCGGTTCAACGAGAGTGGTGAGTATATCTATAAAGAGTACCACCCAGA